CGGCTGGCCCAGCATTAATAGCAAAATCAAACACGGCGTAATCCACGCCAGCAGGTAAATCATCACCTCGAACGGCATCCCAATAATCTCTTTTGTATAACGGTTTAACATCTTCTTTCTTTAGCGCCTTCATATCATCTTGTGTAACAGTATGCCCGATGTACTTCTCCCAATTGGCTTGAGTACATCCCCACATGGTGCATCCTTTGCGCCCGTCTGGTAGCTTATTGCCAGGGTCACGCTCATCATTAGTAAAACCACCCTCATGGGTGATGACCATATCGAAAGACTTATCCCAATTGCTAATCATTTTGCAGACAATGGTTGTGTTGTTAAGAATCGTAGTATTACGATACCTACAGATATAAATACGCCTGCTGCCATCTGTAGCGTTGGTGAGCTAAGTAGCCCAACGTAGCCTTGTAGGATAGACAATACAGCGATTAAGATTGCAAACCAGACGGTTTTACTTTTAAAGATATTCATTTTTTACCTTTCATATCCATGATTTTTTCAAGCGTTCTACCACCAAAATAAAAACTCATTATAAGCATACCCCATTGACCTAACAGCTCGACATAGTTGTTATTAACTTCTACATCCCAAGCACTCATCATGGCAAATGTTGTATATGTCATTAGAATGAATACAAGCGTCATAGGGCGAATGTTTTTAGATAGCCAAGAGTCTGACATCATGTCTGCTTCAAGTCGCTTAGTGACCTCTTGTTGTTCGCTTACATCTGCTTGTAACTGAGCCAGTTCACCGTTCTGGGCTAGTGTTGCTAAATCTAACTGTGCCTTAGCCTTAGCCTCTGGGTCGGGGATTAGCTTATCAATTAACTTACCGCCTATATTAAGTATTGCATCAAGTCCTAACATTATTTTTTCCCATATTTTTCACGTTCTTCAAGTAACTGCACCTTAACTTGTAATTGGTGTATGTCTGTGTAAATTTCATTTCTCAGTTTATGCCTTGCCTCGGCAGACAAAGGCGAGTCAGTCGGCACATTTTCTTTAGTTATTAGGGCAGGCATTTGTCCCTCAATTTTAGTCAGCCGTGTAGAAAAGTCTGATACTTGACCTAGTAGCCACGCTAAACACGCTACAACAATTGGGAGTACTGCTTTTAGAACGTCTTGAATATTCATTTTTTATTCCAAAGTTCAAACAGCGTTTTTACTTTTTCTTCAAGAACAGACACTTTATTATCCATTTTGGCAAGCACAATAACAAGCGTTACAAACCCTACTAATAGAGGCCATATCTTTGCTAGGATATCTACGGTATCCATTATTTAATTACTACAGCTTGTAATAACTCCATAAAAGTGTCTTTACCAAAGAACGTAACGACCATTAATGCGTACAACATATACTCAATTCGTTGCATACGTTTAGCGCCACGCTCAAACGATTCTTCAATGCGCTTATATCGTTCCGCGCATACTGCCTCATGCACGCTAATTCGTGTATTGTTTTCGGCTTCCATAATTACCTTGCAAGTGCGTTTTGGTTTTGTTGTTTGGGGGCTAATGCGTTAGTTGGTTCGCCTAGCGTCACGGTAGCATTTGGTGTACTTAATCTGCCTTCAATACCCATCATTACTTTACCTGTAGCGGGTACAACGGCTTTCCATGTTGCAGGGTCATTTATTGCTTTTAACACTTTACTACGCTCTTGCGCGGGTAATGTAGCTAATAGCTCATCAAACGATTTAGCTGTTTCACCTGCTTTAGCTAGCTCAATAAGGGTCTTTTTACCTACTTTGACGCCTAAAGTATCTAAAAATTTATTGGCTGTTGTTGCAATTACGTTAAACACGTTAGGCAAACGATAGTTAGGTAACTCATCTTTAAGCAATTCTGTGGCGCGTTGCTGACCTTGCGAGATCTGCTTACCTACAGATGCTTGTGTTTCTAGTTCTTTTGCAACTTCTTTTACTACTTTTAACTGGTCAGGTGTTAATACTTCATTAAGCGCTTCAAAGCGTGGGCCACCACGACCACCGGCACGTTTAAGCATAGCTTCTTCGCCACGCCCTAAAGTATTTAAGAATGGCCCAATACGCTCGCCCCCACCTGGCTTTTCCAACACAGATACCATTTCTTTAAGCACTTGCGCTTGATTAACAGGCGCTGACATATCCGAAAAGATTTGACGGGCTTGACCGTATTCAGGCACTTTAGTTTCGAAAACTTTAACGTAATCGTCTAATAATGTGCGAGCTGCACGTTGCGCGTCTTGACCAATCCCTGTTGTAGCTGTTGGGCCATACGCTACGTCACCTAATGCACGTTTGATATAGTGCATGGTTTCGCCAGTCATATTACCTGCTTTAGCACCTGGGGTAATCATAATTGGCTTACCAAACATATCTACATCACCTGTAGCAATTGGCGTGCCTGCACCTGCTTTACCCATAATAAATGGCCGGTTTTCCATCTTAGCAATTTCGGCTGCTTTTGCTAGCGTGCCGTCTGGCATCCGACTTAGAATACTTGATATATCCGCATCAATAGGAACAACAGCCGCGTCCGCCGCCTCATACAACGGTTTAGACGCCATACGTCTTGCAGTAACCGCAGCGTCAATATCAGGCGTAATATTTTTAATGGTTGACATACGCGCAGCTTCATCTTCAAGCATTTTGGTAGCCTGAATTGACGGTGCAACTTTTGCTTGTACTTTTTGTAATACCGCTTGGGTGCCAGGTGCAACTATTCCACCTTGTGCCAATGCTTGTTGAGCTGTTAAGTTTTGTCCTGCTTGTACAGATTGTTGTAGCGCATTACGGCCTGCCTGTACGTTAGCAGGTGTTTCAAATGATTCTCTAGCTATTCTTCCGGCCAATTGTTTAGGTAACTGGTTAATGTCTGCTACTTTACCCAATGCAGAAGAACCTAAGTTAACTAATTTGTTAATTGCAGGGCCTACAACAGTCCTACCTAATATGTCGTATGTTGCACCTTCAGCAACATTAGTTGCAGCGGCGGGTAATCTTTGTGCAACTGTTTGTGAAGGCCTAAGTCCTAACGCTACATCGGCAGCTTCCAAACCTTCTTTAGCAATACCGTACCCTAACGCTGAACCAGCAACACCGCCAGTAACAGGATTAATTACAAGTGTTGGACTTGCTAGAGTACCTGCGCCTGCGCCAATAGTACCGCCAATTACACCACCTAACATCTCTACGCTAGGGCCTGCAATTTGACGTGCTTTAACAGCCGCTGAATATATCTTAGGATATTCTTTACCCCAGGCTGGTACTTCAGCGCCTACGTTAGCGCGTGTTTCTTCAACTGGCGCAGGCTGATCAGTTAGCCATTTATCACCAATTAAAAAGGCTTTAACGCCTTCTTTATTGGTTGCGGATTCCTTAATAGGTTGCCATTGGTCGCCGATTAAAGCGACACGCTCACCTGTTTGTGGATTGGTTGCGGTTTGAAGTGCCATATCAACCTTTGTTATTTATCAACAGTAAAGCCAGGTGGTAATGCTGGGCCACCGCTACTAATACCTTCGTTTATCATACCTTCGGTAGTAAATTGGTTTTTACGATTTTCCATTATCCGTATAATAGTTTTTGCGGCTGCTTTTCGTGTTGCAACAGGTAACGCTGAATTAGCCAACTGACCGGCAGCCTCTTTGTAAGACGCCGTATCTTTGTCAGATTGTGGGCCTTCAAAGCGCGGTACCATTTTAAGTGCCATATCAGCAATCGGCGCTAGTGATGCAGCGGCAATAGATCCTTTAGTAGCGTAGCCAACAAAATTACCCGCCGCGTCTAAAACTTTACCTGCGCCACTAGCGGTTGATTCCTCAAGAAGCCCACCTGGTTTAATTGCGTCTTTAAGTTCTGTAATTGTTGTACCAAGATTTTTTTGTAACTCGGATTTAACATTAGCTGCTTTTTCAAACGTAGCGCTAGGTTTACCCGCTGCGTTAACTTTACCAACAACCTCACCAAATTTATTAAATTGGGTAACATTACCCGCGGCGTCTGTAGTTGTATTAGCAACAATATCTCGACGCTCACCAAGATTTATTCGTTGTTGTTCACGTTGATTAACTAATAACTCGCCTGGCGTTGGAGTTCTTTTAGCTTCACTTACAACTGTTGGAGCGCCGCCCAGGCCAGGTATTGTAGACACGCGATTAACTCCACCAAGATTTTCTTGAAAAACTTGTGGTTTATTCAATTCAAAATATTTTTCTGCTTTAAGACTTAACATTGTAAAGTGTTGTTTACGCTGTTCAGGTGTCATCCCCGCTACAGACGCCCATTGTTGTTGGGCGGCTTCAGGGGTTATTTTACCTTTTTTAATACTGTCTTGAAGATGTGCTAAAACATTTTCATCAGAAGTATTAAACAATAAATTTTTAAAGTTTTCTCTACTTTCAACCCTATCTTGCTCGCTAATTTCACCTTTAAGTTTAGTACGCTTTAACGCCGCTTCTTCTTGGTCAGCCAATAATTTTTCATACGCTAAACCTTTTTGCCCAAACTGGCGTAATCCACCTCTACCTTCAGGCGTGTTTAAATCGGCGCTTGCTAAATAATTACGGACGCCTTCACTTTCGCTAAGTTCACGTTCCGCTTCTTTTATTTTTAACGCATTAAGTTGTTGGCCTTGTTGCCCACTTTGAATTTGCGTCATTGCCGCCAATTGATTTAATGGATTTTCAATTTGAATGGGCTTGTACCCCATTGCTATACTTGGATCAATAGTTGCCATAATTAGTCCTTAAAATTACATTGAGTAGGCATCTGCGCCGCCATATGAATATGGTTCAGGCATAATATATCCGCCCCCACCGCCACCTACATTACGGTTAGCTTGTAATTGATTTACTAAATTTTGATTTTGATAAAAATTTAACCCTTGGCCTACACCGCTACTTAACGCATTAGCCGCACCCATGTAACCAGATGCTCTTGCGTTACCTGAGCCAATAATGTTACTAGCTTGAGCGTTGCCATAATTAGCTAATGTATTAGCAGCTCCTGTAGCAAAGTTTTGTGACGCTTGTTGCGCTTGTTGCGTAGCTGATTGTCCAACGCCAGCTAAACTTTGCAATGGTGCAAGCGTGTTTGATCGTTCCGCTTGAAAACGATTAAAAGCGTTACCGTAGTTTTGTTCTTGAGCCGCACGTTCGGCTTGATAGCGGTTAAACGCATTTTGATATTCTTGCGATTGCGTGGCACGATTAGCTTGAAAACGATTGTACGCATTGCCGTATTCTTGCGATGCTAAATCAGATCCATAGCGCTGCGCTCCTTTAAGAGTAGCGCCAGATAATAGCCCACCTCTTGACGCTGCGGTGCGGTCAAGAGCTTTCATACCTTCGGATAGACGAAACGCATAGCCTGGATCAGTTTGAAAATCGGCTGCACTAAAATTTTTCATGGCAGACGCTGGATCGTAACCTGCAACGCCACTAAAATTCCTCATAGCAGAAGCTGGGTCGTAGCCTGGCACACCGCCAAATTTGGCTGAACCGTATGGGCCTTGCAACTGCGCTAGCAACATATTTTGACCAGTAAGGCCAGCTTCTCTAAAAGGCGCGTTTAACTCAAGTTGTTTTAGATATTGTTCACGTTGAAGCGCAGTTTGCTGATCAGCAATCTCTCGCTGCGCTTGTGTAGCCTCACCCGCCGCTTGTGATTGCGAGCTAGATGCTCGGTTAGATGAATAAGCGCCTATTAAGGCTGCGCCACCTATTGATGCTGCTACCCATCCTGCCATTATATTTCTCCCTCATTAACAAGTTTAGCTGTGTTTGTTGTCGCTAATTGTTTAACTCTATTTTCCCCTAACCCACATTCAGGCACAACATAAAGTCGATCTTCTAGGACTGCTATATCTTTACAATCATCAAGATTTGCGTAAATATCTACCCAAATCACCTCATCTTCAAATACACGGCCAACACGTTGTTCACCAGCACAAGCATTAAATTCGCATGGCGCAGTCAATATTTTTACTTCTGTGCCAATATTAACAGCAATTGTACCCTTTTCTAGCCGAACTTTGTAATCTGTTTTATGCGCTGCCCCCGTTAATACACACCAAGGCGGTACAGTAATCTTTCTTTCGTATACATTTGGTATAAAAGTATGCTCAGTTACAATGTCTGCTTGTTCCATTTTAAGCAACTCATCTTGCAACTTAACAATCTTATCAGGCGTTACGTTAATCTTAGTCAAACCCATATTTGCAAACATAGGTAGTGTAGGCAAAAACCCTTGTCCGTAAGTGACGTTCATCTCAATTTGCATATTATTCTAACAATAAGTTGTTGTACGTTGCTGCTTGCGTTGTAATCCAGTTTGTGCCATCTGACACAATGGTCGCCCAATTACCTGCTACGTTATCTAGTATGGCTGTACCCGCAGCGCCGCCTGCTCTTGACACAACATTACTAGACGCTGACACTAACGATTGATTCTGATAGTTAATAAAATATAAAACCCGCCCTGTGTTAGCCGATGGCGACGGTAGCGTAACCGTGCAAGTAGAGCCTGTTTTATTGTTTATTAACCATGTATCTGTAGATGCTACACTAAAATTAGCCGTTTTGGTAACTGGTGCGTTTGTTGTTACGGTGCCACTTGTGCTTAACGTGCCAGTTGCAAAAGTTAACCCTGTGCCTACGGTGACATTACTAAACCCACCTGCGCCATTGCCGTACAGAATAGACGTGCCACTTGTAGCTGGTGCGTAGTCTGTACCGCTTACTGCTGCGCTAATTGCTGTACCGTTGCCTTTAAGAATACCTGTAACAGTCGTAGTTAGTGTAATAGCAGGTGTAGTAGTGCTTGTAGCTACCGTACCAGCAAAGCCATTAGCAGACACTACAGACACGCTAGTAACCGTACCACCTGTGCCAGCAATAGTTATGCTACCTGCGCCGTTGGTAATGGTTATACCTGTGCCAGCCGTCAAAGTTCTTAAATCATATTTTTGCCCTGCTGTGTTACCAATTAATAACTGACCATTAGTAGGGTAACTACTTAGTCCTGTACCGCCATTTGGTATTTGAACAATACCTAAGTTAGCGCCTACAATTGAATAAATGTTATTAAAGAACCTAAACCACTCCCGTGACATTAAACCTGTACGTGGATCTATTAACTCAACTCTAGGCGCAGGAATCTGCGTAATGTTAATTGGATCAGGCATTAGTTGGCGACAACAATATTTCAGCGTTGGTAATGGCTATCTTTACTGGATCGGTGCCTGACACTTCATAAACACGATCACGCAGTTTAAGAGTCATACCAAGCCGACGCCAAAAAGTACGGAATCCATATTGACCAATCTTACCCATTGACGACCAATGTTCATTTGACCATGTGTGGCCACCATCATCTGACCAACGCAACATAGCTTGAGGATTATATCCAGGCGCAGCGTCATATCCATTAGTTGCTAAAATATACCCGTTAATATCATTACTGGTTGTGTTAGTACCTATAATTTCAAAATTATCATTAGCTTCTGTAGTTAATTCTAATCCAGCTTGCGTAGCTAAACTAAGTTGTATGTACTCAGCCGTAATTTCTTTGCCATCTTCTGTTATTAAATCTTCAGCGTCGTATGCTGGGTATAGCTCTAACCCAACGCCTGTTTCAGCATTAAGTTGCAAAGTATGTTGTGCGGTACGTTTAAAGTTATTTTGCCCTGGCATTAAAGCGCGCCAAGAACGTAACCATTTTTGAGGTTGCCCGTTATCGGCGTAAGTTTCTAAATCAAGTTGATAAATATTGCCGTTGTCAAAGTCACCGACAATAATTGTACCGCCAAAGTTACATTGGTTATTGCTACGGTGCCTTGTAAAATTGCCGTCAGTAAAACCTGCGCGCTCATGCCACGCCTGCGTAGACACGTCATAAACCCACGTAGCGTTGCCTGTTGGGAAACTAATTACATAAAACGCATGACCGTCTTGCTGATAGGTATACGCTACTGCATCAGATATATTGCCGTACTGTTGTATTTGCCACTCAATTGCATGGGTAGAAACCCGAACGCCTGTGTAGCCGTTAGCACGGTAGACAATACCTTGACCACGGGCGTCTGTGCCTAGCCAAAATAAGCCGTTGTCTAACTTAGCAACTGAAAATGGTGCAACGCAACCAATCTCATTAAAAGCGCCTTGAATACGTGTTAGAGGAAAGTCGGCAGCGCCTGAGTCATACCAAACTTCTACAGAATCCGTACCGAATACCCATAACTCACGGTGATCGGATATGAGCGCAACTACGCCGTCAGGTGAACCTTCAGCGCTAGCAAAATCTAACGGGTCAACGGATGTACCGTCTAACAATTGAGAAACCCATATTATTTGGCTATTGGGTTGATTAAAGACAAAATAACCATCTAAGTACGATACGGTTACAGCGCCTGCAAAATCAGGATCTATAATCTTAGCAAATACGCCTGTTACTTCGTTGTAGATAAAACCATCGGGGTTACACGCTAAGAATATTTGCGTGCCATTATCAGCAATAGATACGGGGCCTGTACCAGTTACGGTGCCTAAAAACATCGGTGTAGCTGTAGTGCCTGTTAGCTTATAGAATCCTTGCCCAGATACCACATAGAAATCTGAGCCGTTTGTTTGATGCGCCCACAACGCTCGAATAGGGCCAGCGCCTATGCTCTGTAAAAACTTTAGCCCAGGCGCTCGTTGTAAGTACCCTGTTTCTTCGCCTTCAGTTACAACTTCAGGGAACAGGTTAACCATACGGGCGTTTGCCGCATTAATGCTACGTGCAACATACGATTGACCTAAAATCGGGGTTTTCATTGTTTATGCAGTTACACCTTTGATTACTGCAAAACTAAACACAGGCGTTTCTGTAGTTGAACCGCCCGTAGTTCTAAAAGTAATATTAAAGCTACCTGCAGCAACAGCAGTTACCATTAAATCATATAGATCAGTACCTGATTTTTGATTAAGAATAATTACATCAGTTGCGGCTACGGTGCTATTTGTTACGGTAAAAGTCGTTGCGGCTGTTGTTCCTGCTGCGCTATATAACGTAATTGCGCCTGTTGTTTTGTTTAATGTTACGCCTGTAGTTCGGCTAGTTGCTTGCGTGACCGTACCGCCAGCTCCAGTTGCGTAACCTACGCCTGCTGTGCCAATTGAAACAATTGTGCCTGCAGCAGTTAAGCTAGTTAATGTTGGGCTACCTGAGCAATTAGATATATTGCCCGATGTTGGCGTACCTAATATTGGCGTAACCATTACCATACTAGTGCTAGTGCAGGCAGAAATATTACCTGACGCAACCGTGCCAAGAGCAGGTGTAACAAGCGTAGGACTAGTAAATAAATTGGTTATGGATAACTGTTTAGTCGTGCTAGTAGATGCTTGCACAATTGGCAATACATCAGCACCAGCTTGATTTGTTGCAATAGGTAAAGCTGAAATAGCAATCGTAGCCATGATTTATCCTTAATAATTTCCTGCGAATATATTGTATCGTTGGCGTGTGCCAACAATACTGTACGGTAATGACATAATATCATCTGGGTTGTTAATACGTTTTAGGTTGCGCTTAGACGCCATTGCAATTCGTGATACCTGTGGGCTTGGCTCAACACCAAACTCGGCAGCAAACTCACAAGCCAAGTTATATCTAAAAGCTCTTAGATAGCCTGGTGGAAACAATATGTTAGTTGCAAGATTAGCAGGTTGTGTTAATTCTTCAACCGAAACAAAATGCCACTCTAACACTTTAGTTGGCTTAGGATAAATATACATTTCAATATTGGGGTATGTCATGTTAGTCCATATCACTTGCGGGTATGTGCTAGTGACTGTCTTAACGGCAATACCGTTATATTGTTGTTGATTAATCATCTTAATACCAAACGAGATGTTATTGGCAGGATCTCGAAAGTATGTAGAATCGTCTAATAGAACAGGTCGATTACCTACAAAGTCACCTGTAGGCCCTAGCGTTCTACTAAGTACATTAGGTGGCCAATTAAATACTTGGTCTTGCGTAGAAAAAACTGATAGACGCTCAGTATTCCATGAATCAATCATTTGATTTAATGCAGCTAAAGCATCTTGCGATGTGGCAGCAGATGGCGTTTCACCTTCCGCCAATACTCCTAATAGACGTAGCGCCCCATTAATTTGATCGTTGGCGGTATAAATTGCCATAACTCACCCTTTACTCGATAGTTTTACGACGTCTTTTTACTTCCAACGTATTGACTGGAGCCGCAATCACTTCTTCTTCAGATGGCGTAGCGTCAGTATAACGCACCCAGCCATTTTGTTCATCAAATTCTGCTTCTTGTTCCATCGTAGCAACTTTACTACCATGATTAGGATGTCTTAGATATATGCTCATATTTGTATTCGGTAGGGGGCGTACTGCCCCCTGATTTTAAGATGCGCCGTGGATAATAGAAAAATTAATGATAACTGCTTCAGAATACGATGTTGCAGCAGTTAAATTACGCAAAGTAATTAATGCAGAACCAGCAGCTAAATACGAAACGTAAGTAGTGTAAGCCCCAGCAGCGCTACCAGTAGTATTACTAGAAACGCAAACAATGATTGTGTCATTAATGGAGATTGAACTATTAGTTAATATAAATGAAACTGCTGTAGCACCTGCAAGCGCAGCGTCATTCATAGTAATACGACCAGCAGACTTGTTTAGCGTAACGCCTGTGGATTTACTTGTTAACTGTGTAACTGTTCCTTGGGCTGCGGCAGAGTACCCGATTTCTTGACTTGCATAACAAGTCGTAAATTCAGGATCACTATACGCAACGCCAATTGCTTGGGTATTTGGCATAATCTTTTCCTTTTAAAATCCCCGCCGAAGCGGGGGTTAATATTAACCAGCTATGCGGTATAAAGTCCAAGTACCGTCACCAGTTTTACGAGCGCGGAACGTAGCACCAGAGTTTTCTAGTATTACCATGTTACCGAGCAAAGTCCAACCAGTAGCAGTT